ACTCCGACGAGGCCCGGGTCGAGGTCTACGGTGACTTCCCCAAGAGCGGCCAAGACCAGTTCATCGCACCGCACCTTGTTGACGACGCCATGAAGCGCCCCAAGTACAAGGACATGAGCGCCCCCATCGTGATCGGCGTGGACCCGGCCCGAGGCGGCATGGACTCCACCGTGATCGCTGTGCGTCAAGGGCGCGACATCGTGGCGATCAAACGGTTCCGAGGCGACGACACCATGACCACCGTGGGGCACGTCATCGACGCCATCGAGGAGTACCGGCCAGCACTGACCGTGATCGACGAGGGTGGCCTTGGCTACGGCATCCTTGACAGGCTGACCGAGCAGAAGTACAAAGTGCGCGGGGTCAACTTTGGCTGGAAAGCCAAGAACCCCTTGATGTGGGGCAACAAACGAGCCGAGATTTGGGGAGCCATGCGCGACTGGCTCAAGTCGGCCAGTTTGCCGCAGGACAGGCTGCTCAAGGCCGATCTGATCGGGCCGATGAAGAAGCCCAACTCTGCGGGCACCATATTCTTGGAGGGCAAGAAGGAAATGAAAGCCCGTGGACTGGCCTCACCGGATGCCGCTGATGCCATCGCCGTGACTTTTGCGTTCCCTGTTGCACATCGGGAGTACAATGACCGCGCAGTCCCACGACGCAACGCGCAAAACGGGGCTGTTTTAACATCTTGGATGGGGGCGTGATGGCAACGAAGAAGACTGTTTCTCTGAGCGTCAAGAAGGGCGAAAAACTGCCCGTGTCCAAGGGTGCGGGTCTGACCGAAAAGGGTCGCGCCAAGTACAACCGCGAGACTGGTTCGAACCTCAAGGCTCCGGCCCCCAACCCCAAGACCAAAGCTGACGCAGGCCGCAAGGCCGGCTTCTGTGCCCGCATGGAAGGGGTCGTCAAAAACGCCAAAGGTCCAGCCGAGCGGGCCAAGGCATCCCTCAAACGATGGAAGTGCTGATCATGGCTACAAAACCCGGCCTCTACGCCAACATCCACGCCAAACGCGAACGCATCAAAGCCGGTTCCGGCGAGAAGATGCGCAAACCCGGCGCCCCGGGCGCACCCACCAACAAGGCGTTCAAGGAGTCTGCCAAGACCGCCAAGAAACCCGCAAGGAGCAAGTGATGCCACTCGTGAAATCCACCTCCAAAGAAGCGTTCCGCAAGAACGTCAAGGCTGAAATCAAGGCCGGAAAACCCCAAAAACAGGCCGTTGCCATCGCGTACAGCGTCAAGCGAGAAGCGGCCAAAAAAGCCCCGATGAAGGCCAAAAAATGAAACTTCAGGCCACCCAAGACTGTCTGATCGTGCGTCCTGACATGGAAAAACACGACCTTTTCATCCTGCTGCGTCAAAAGCAAACCGGCACCGGCGTTGTCATTTCCGCTGGTCCTGCTGCCAAAGATGTCAAAGTCGGTGATCGGGTGCTATTTGGCGATTCCATTGGTCAAGACCTACAATGGCAGGGCGAAGACCTTCTCGTGATGCGAGAGGAGCACACCCTCGGAGTATTTGACGCATGAAAGACACAACCGGAATCGTGGCCGCAGCGAATGTGGCAAAGAACGGCCCGTACCCGTCAAAAGGCGGTTCCGAAGACGTTCTGACCGTTGCCCGTAGTCGCATGACGATGGCGATTTCGGCGTTCTCCGAAACCCGTGAAAGCGAACTTGATGACCTGCGGTTCTACGCAGGCTCCCCGGACAACCAGTGGCAGTGGCCCGCTGACGTGCTCCAGACCCGTGGCGCGGTCCAAGGTCAGACCATCAACGCCCGCCCCTGTCTGACCATCAACAAACTGCCCCAGCACGTCAAGCAGATCACCAACGAGCAGCGGATGAACCGCCCCGGCATCAAGGTGATCCCTGCTGACGACAAGGGCGATGTCGAGGTGGCCGATGTCTACAACGGCGTGATCCGTCACATCGAGTACATCTCGGATGCCGACGTGGCCTACGACACCGCCTGCGAAAACCAAGTCTCCTACGGCGAAGGCTACATCCGGCTGCTGACAGAGTATTGCGACGAAGACACCTTTGATCAGGACATCAAGATTGGCCGGGTGCGCAACAGCTTCTCGGTCTACATGGACCCGCTGATCCAAGACCCCACGGGCGCAGACGCCCGCTGGTGTTTCATCACCGAAGACCTGACCAAAGCTGAGTACGAGCGTCTGTACCCCAACGCCGCGCCGATCAACACCCTCATGTCGCTGGGTGTGGGCGATCAGTCGATCAGCCAGTGGATCAGCGAAAACACGGTGCGGATTGCCGAGTATTTCTACATCGAGTACGAGAAGGCAACGCTCAATTTGTACCCCGGCAACGTGACCGCTTTTGATGGCACCCCGGAAGACAAATCGCTGAGAATGATGTTTGGCAAGCCCCTGCGCTCTCGCCAGTCGGACCGCAAGCGCGTCAAGTGGTGCAAGATCAACGGGTACGAAATCCTTGAAGAACGCGACTGGGCTGGTTCCTTCATCCCCGTGGTGCGCGTGGTCGGCAACGAGTTTGAAGTCGATGGTCGGGTGTACGTCAGCGGTCTGGTGCGCAACGCCAAGGACGCGCAGCGCATGTACAACTACTGGGTGTCGCAGGAAGCCGAAATGCTGGCGCTGGCCCCCAAAGCCCCGTTCATTGGCTACGGTGGTCAGTTCGAGGGTTACGAGCAGCAGTGGAAAACTGCCAACACCCAGAACTGGCCGTATCTGGAGGTCAATCCAGACGTTACAGACGGTCAAGGCAACATCCTGCCCCTACCCCAGCGGGCACAGCCTCCGATGGCTTCCAGCGGCCTCCTGCAAGCCAAGGCGGGTGCATCGGAAGACATCAAATCGGCCACCGGTCAGTACAACGCATCGTTGGGCATGTCCAGCAACGAGCGTTCTGGCAAGGCCATCCTTGCGCGTCAGCGTGAGGGCGACGTAGGAACCTATCACTATGTGGATAATCTGGCCCGCGCTATTCGCCATGTTGGTCGTCAACTGGTGGATTTGATCCCCAAGATTTACGACACCGAGCGCATCGCCCGCATCATCGGCGAAGACGGCGAACCATCGACCGTCAAAATGAACCCGATGCAGCAGGAGCCGGTCAAGAAGATCGTGAACCCTGAAGGCGTTGTGATCGACAAAATCTACAACCCGGCCGTCGGCAAGTACGACGTGCGCGTCATCACCGGCCCCGGTTACGCCACCAAGCGTCAGGAAGCCCTTGAGTCGATGGCCCAACTGTTGCAGGGCAACCCGCAACTGTGGAGCGTGGCCGGTGACCTGTTCGTCAAAAACATGGACTGGCCCGGTGCCCAAGACCTCGCCAAGCGGTTCCAGAAGACTTTGGACCCCAAGGTGCTGGCCGACGAGGATAACCCTGCTCTGGTTGCTGCGAATCAGCAGATGGAGCAGATGGCCCAGCAGATGCAGGCCATGCAGGCTATGCTGGAAAACGTGCAGCAGAGCATGGAAGCCAAAGAACTTGCCATCAAAGAGTTTGAGGCTGAGGTCAAGGCGTACAGCGCCGAGACACAGCGTATCAGCGCCGTGCAGGCCAGCATGACGCCTGAGCAGATTCAGGACATTGTGATGGGCACCATCGCGGCTGCGGTGGACACCGGCGATCTGGTGGCCGGTGCGCCTCAAATGCAACTGCCTGCCGAAATGCCCGAGCAAGGAGAGATGAATGAAATGCGCTGATTTCGTGGGCGAGTTGTTCTTGGCTCGGGATGTCGCGCATTCCGTCCACTTGAACACCCGCAGCTATTCCAAGCACAAGGCCCTGCGTCACTTCTACGAAGATGTGCTCGAAGCGGCCGACAAATTCGCTGAAGCCTACCAAGGCCGTCACGGGCTGATTGGTCCCATCACGCTGCGCAGCGCCCGCAAGACCGCCAACATCATCGAGTTTCTGGAAGACTCCCTCAAGGAAGTCGAAAAGATGCGGTACGAGGTCTGTGAAAAGACCGACACCCCGCTTCAGAACATCATCGACGAAATTGTCGCGGTCTATCTGTCCACCCTGTACAAACTGAGGTTCTTGGCATGAGCATCGAAGTCGCATCCATGAGCCAGTTCGGGCGCACGGAGCCTTTTGGGCTTCAGGTTGCCCGGGGGCTGATCCCGTACCACCAGTCGATCCAAATTTTTGGCTACAACCCAGACGTGGACACGACCGAAGAATCGGTGTGGCCCGATGGCGGCGTAGTACCCCACCCCACGGTGGCCTCTGTCCTGAAGGTCAGTTCGACCAGCGCCAGCGACACCTCCGCAGGGACCGGTGCTCGCACGGTGTTCATCGGCGGCTTGGACGGCGACTACAACGTGATCGGTGAAACCATCACGCTCAACGGTCAGACCGAGGTCAACACCACCAAGTCATACCTGTACGTCAATGAGTTCTACGTGCTCACGGTTGGCACCGATGGGCACAACGTCGGAACCATCAACGCTGGCACCGGCACCGTGACTGCGGGCGTTCCTGCGGTCCTGTACGACCTGATCGCGCCGACCTACAACATCCGCACCACCGCGCACTACTGCGTTCCCGTGGGCTACACGGCCTACATGGTCGAAGGCATCATCACCACAGGTCAAGCATCTGGCAGTTCTTCTGTAACTGGCTTTCTCAAGCAGCACGGCACGGACGGCATCTTGCGTGTTGGGGCCGTCACGACCCTGAACAACGGCTCTGCGCAGTACGATTTCGACCCGGCCTACCGAATCCCGGAAAAGAACTGTGTTGGGGCTACGGCCATCGGGGCTGCGGGCAACAATGCCGTCAGCACCTTTTTCAACCTCATATTGATCAAAAATGTCGGGTATTGACCGACCCATTGCATAAGGAGAAACCCTCATGGCTTCGACGTACACCCAAATCAGCGCCAGCACTCAAATCAAACCGATGGCTGCGAAGCTGAAGGGCATTTTTGTGAGTGCTGCGTCCAGCACCCCCACGATCACCGTGTACGATTCACCGGATTCGGATAACACCGACCCCAAGATTCTCGACACGTTCACTCCTGTCGCGGGCACCAATTACAACTTCTTTGACGGCATGTACACCAACAAAGGACTGTATGTGGTGATCTCTGGCACTGTATCCTGCACCATTGCATACGAATGACAATTCGTGTGTAATACAAACTGTACCGGCCCAGTAGACCGGGGTTCCTTTGGAACATGCAATGACTGATGAAGTCCAAAACCTAGCGGAAGTTGACTCCGCGCCAGCGCCCGAGGTGACGGCCACCACGGACAACGCTACAAACGCGCCGGAAGTCGCTGACCAGAGCAACGAACAAGTCGAGGAGAAAAAGTTCTCTCAGGCCGAACTCGATGCGATGATCGGCAAGCGCCTCGCAAGAGAGCAACGTAAGTGGGAACGTGAGCAGCAAGCCAAGCAAGCAGAAATGCAAGTGAGGCAGTCGGTGCCGTCAGAGTTGCCGCCTGTTGACCAGTTTGAATCTCCTGAAGCCTATGCGGAAGCATTGGCGATGAAGAAAGCCGAAGAACTGATCGCACAGCGCGAACTCCAAAAGCAACGCGCTCAGATTGAAGACGCCTACGCTGAAAGTGAAGAAGAAGCCCGTGGCAAGTACGACGACTTTGACCAAGTTGCCTACAACCCGCAGCTTCGCATCACTGATGTGATGGCCGAGACAATCAAAGCGTCCGACCTCGGACCTGATCTGGCCTACTGGCTGGGCAGCAATCCGAAGGAAGCTGATCGCATCTCGCGTCTGTCGCCACTCCTGCAAGCGCGTGAAATTGGGAAGATCGAAGCCAAACTTGGTGCCGAACCTCCCCAAAAGAAAACCACGTCTGCGCCAGCACCGATCAAGCCGGTGACTGCCCGTGCAACGAACCCCGGTGTCACTGACACCACCGATCCTCGGTCTGTCCAGACCATGAGTGCATCGGAATGGATCGCGGCCGAGCGTCAACGACAAATCGCCAAAGCACAGGCACTCCGCAACCGTTAATTAGGACATTTCAATCATGGCAAACAGCCTTCTTACCATTGACATGATCACGCGCAAATCTCTGGAAATTCTGGAGAACAACCTCGTGATCACCCGCAACGTGAACCGCCAGTACGACGACAGCTTCGCTGTTGAAGGTGCGAAGATCGGTTCGACCCTGCGTATTCGCCTGCCCGACCGCGCTCTGGTGACTGACGGTGCCGCCCTGCAAGCTCAGGACGACAACGAACAGTACACCACCCTGACCGTGGCCTCGCAGAAGCACGTTGGCATCAACTTCACCTCTGCCGAACTGACCATGCAGTTGGACGACTTCGCAGAGCGCGTTCTGAAGCCTCGTATCAGCCAGTTGGCCTCCACCGTAGACGCTGACGTTGCCAACGCATTCAAGCAGATCGGCAACAGCGTCGGTACCCCCGGCACCACGCCTGCCACCGCTCTGGTGATGCTGCAAGCCCAGCAAAAGCTGAACGAAAACGCTGCCACCATGTCGCCGCGCTACCTGACCGTGAACCCCGCCGCCAACGCTGCGCTGGTCAACGGCCTGTCCGGCTTCTTCAACCCCCAAGACGTGATCTCCCGCCAGTTCAAGAACGGTATGATGGGTGAGCAGGTTCTGGGCTATGACGAAGTGAACATGAGCCAGTCGATCAAGTCGTTCACCACCGGTTCGCGTACCGCTACTGGCGGCACTTTGTCGGCTGCTGTGACCAGCGAAGGTGCTACCACCATCGCCATCACTGGCGCTGGCAACGCTGGCACCATCAAGATCGGTGACGTGTTCACCGTGGCTGATTGCTACGCTGTCAACCCTCAGACCCGTGAGTCCACCGGTTCGCTGTTCCAGTTCGTCGCTACCGCTGACGTGACTCTGGACAGTTCTGGTGCCGGTAACATCACCGTTGCCCCGATCTACTCGGCAAGCAACGCTCTGGCTACCGTCAACAGCCTGCCCGGTTCCGGCAAGGCCGTGGTGTTCGTGGGTGCCGCTTCGACGACCTACGCTCAGAACATCGCCTACCACCGTGACGCCATTGCGTTCGCCACCGCTGACCTGTTGCTGCCCCAAGGCGTTGACATGGCTAGTCGTGCCGTTCACAACGGCATCAGCCTGCGTGTGGTTCGCCAGTACGACATCAACAACGACCGCATGCCTTGCCGTGTTGACGTTCTGTACGGCTACAACACGATCCGTCCTCAGATGGGCTGCCGCGTTTGGGGCTAATCTGAACCGAGGGGCTTCGGCCCCTCTTTTCTGAAACTCATTTTCAAAGGAAATCATCATGGCTCTCCCTAACGGTGCAGGCGGTTACCAACTCGGCGACGGTAACCTGAACGAAATCACGATGGGCTATTCTGCTGCCCCTCAAACCGCCACTTCCACTGCCACTCTGACTGCTGCTCAGATCACTGGCAATTTGTTGGTCGCCAACCCCAGCACTTCTGCTGCCACCTACACGCTACCCACTGCTTCTGCCATCGACGCAGTTGTGTCCAGCGCCAAAGTCGGTAGCACGTTCCTGCTGAACATCGTCAACACTGGCACGTCTTCGGGCACTGTCACGTTGTCTATGGGCACCGGTATCACCGACGGCGGCAACGCTGCTGTCGCTGTGGCCGTCACTTCCAGCGCCGCATTCCTGTTCCGCAAGACCGGTGATGCTGCTTGGACGGTTTACAAGATTGCCTAAATCTTGAGCAACTGGTAAAACGGGGCTTCGGCCCCGTTTTCACATGGAGATTCACATGAACGTCGTACTCGTACACCCCATTCACGGTGCCAAAATCGCCATCAATGAACAAGAGATGGAAATGGATGTCAAAAACGGCTGGTCGGAGTACAATCCTGACACGCCCGCCGAGGTGGCACCGAAAGCAGACAAGCCTGTTCGCAACAAGCTGTCGCGCAAAGTGACCGAACAACCCATCGAACAGCCCAACGAAGTCCCATCCTTTTTGACTTCGGCAAGCGACGAATCCGAAGGAAGCTGAAATGGCAACGACCGCTGGCGATCAAATCAACCGAGCCTTGCGCCTGCTTGGTGTACTGGCCGAGGGTGAGTCTCCGTCAGCGGCGACCAGTCAAGATGCCCTTCTGGCGATGAACCAGATGATCGACTCGTGGAACACCGAGCGGTTGTCAGTCTTTGCCACCCAAGATCAAGTCTTCAGTTGGCCCGCAGGCGAGATTCGCCGCACCCTTGGTCCCACTGGTGATTTTGTGGGCAACCGCCCCGTACTGCTCGATGACGCCACCTACTACATCGCTCCCAGCGGCGTGTCGTATGGTATCAAGTTCATCAACCAAGACCAGTACAACGGCATCGCCGTCAAGACGGCCACATCGACTTTCCCACAGGTCATCTTCGTCAACGAGACATTTCCCGATGTCGAGATGTTCATCTACCCCAAGCCCACGCAGGTCTTGGAGTGGCACTTCATCTCGGTGCAGGAGTTGACGCAGCCTGCCACGCTGGCAACCCAGTTGCACTTCCCGCCCGGGTACATGCGGGCCTTCACCTACAACTTGGCGATGGAAATCGCGCCCGAGTTTGGTGTCGAGCCGTCGCCGCAGGTCCAGCGCATCGCTATGACCAGCAAGCGCAACCTCAAGCGCATCAACAACCCGAATGACATCATGAGCCTGCCTTACGGTGTCGTGGCGAACAAGCAGCGATTCAACATCTACGCTGGTAACTTCTGATGAAGACGCCCATTCTCGGCTCCGCTTACGTTGCCCGTAGCGTCAATGCTGCGGACAACCGCATGATCAATTTGTTCCCCGAGATCATTCCCGAGGGTGGTAAGGAGCCTGCGTTTCTGAATCGCGCTCCGGGTCTTCGACTGCGAGTAGCTGTCGGTTCCGGCCCGATTCGTGGCATGTGGGAGTTTGGTGGCAACTTGTACGTGGTCAGCAACAACACCTTGTACAAAGTCGATTCGGCCTACACGGTGACCACGCTTGGTATTGTGTCGGGCACCAGTGGGCCGGTCAGCATGGCTGACAACGGCACTCAGTTGTTCGTAGCCTGCGATGGCCCCAGCTACATCTACAACGCCTCGACGGGTGCGTTTGCCCAGATCACAGATGGTGACTTCCCCGGCGCTGTGACCGTGGCCTATCTTGACGGCTATTTCGTGTTCAATGAGCCGAACAGCCAGAAAATCTGGATCACGAGTCTGCTGGACGGGTTGAGCGTGGACCCACTGGACTTTGCCAGCGCCGAAGGCTCCCCGGACGGCGTAGTCGGCATCATCGCAGACCATCGGGAAATCTGGGTGTTTGGCACCAACTCTGTCGAGGTTTGGTACAACAGCGGCAACGCTGACTTCCCCCTGTCGCGCATCCAAGGCGCATACAACGAACTGGGATGTGCCGCCCCGTACTCGATTGCCAAGATGGACAATGGTCTGTTTTGGCTGGGCAAAGATGCCCGGGGTCAAGGCATCGTCTATCGGGCCAACGGCTACACCGGCCAGCGCATCTCGACCCATTCTGTCGAGTGGCAAATCCAGCAGTATGAGAACATGTCGGACGCCATCGGGTACACGTACCAGCAGGACGGTCACAGTTTCTACGTGCTGATTTTTCCGCAGGCCAACCGCACTTGGGTATATGACGTGGCAACGCAAGCATGGCATGAGCGGGCCGGGTTCGCCAATGGCGATTTCACCCGTCACCGCAGCAACTGCCAAGCCTTTTTCCAAGGCGAAGTGCTTGTGGGTGACTACGAAAATGCCAACGTGTACGCCTTTGACCTTGAGAACTACTCGGACAACGGCAGCATTCAAAAGTGGTTGCGGTCATGGAGGGCGCTGCCCACCGGCCAAAACAATCTCAAACGCACCGCGCAGCACAGTCTCCAGCTTGACTGCGAGACTGGTGTCGGTTTGGTGTCAGGGCAAGGCAGTGACCCGCAAGTCATGCTTCGCTGGTCGGATGATGGCGGTCATACGTGGTCGAACGAACACTGGGTCAGCATCGGCAAAATCGGTGAGTTCTATCGCCGCGCAATCTGGCGGCGTTTGGGCATGACCATGAAAATCCGCGACCGTGTGTACGAAGTATCGGGCACCGACCCCGTGAAAATCGCCATTGTGGGCGCAGAATTGATTGTGAGCGGCACGAATGCCTAACCCGCTGAACGTCCCCATCACGCCCCCACGGGTTGCATTTATCGACCCCCGCTCGGGCACTGTGTCGCGTGAATGGTATTTGTTCTTCTTGTCGCTGTTTCAGTTGACAGGGGGTAGCAATATCTCCCTCGACGACGTGCAAAAAGGGCCACCGGCACTCACGATTGACGAGATCAGCCACGCCGTCAACAAAGCTGTCGAAAATCTGACACCGTCACCCGGCACGTCCGAGTTGCAGGCCGCGCTGGACACTGTGCGTCAAGAGTTGCAAACGCTGCCTCGGCAAGAGTTGGGCACGATGGCCGCGCTCCAGCAGGACAACGTACCGTGGCTGAAATTCGACACCACGCCTGCCGGATTTCCGACAGGTGCTGCCGCAGCCGGTACGATGTATTGGGATGATGCGGACGGCATCAAGACACTGAACCTTGTCATGGAAGACAGTGGTGGTGTGATCCAGCAGATCGGTGAGGAAACCTACTACCGAATCAAGGCCAGCGCAGCCATCACCAATGGTCAAGTCATCATGTTCACCGGCACCGTGGGTGCCTCGGGTGGACTCAAAGGTGCCCCTGCCACCGGGCTGACGGCAACTCAGAACGAATACATCATGGGTGTCGCCACCCAAGACATTGCATTGAACGGCTGGGGCTACGTAACGTGGTTTGGTCTGGTGCGCGGCATCAACACCACAGGTGGTGCAGAGGCTTGGGTTGACGGACAGATTCTGTACTACAACCCGGCTGTGCCCGGTGGCCTGACCAAAACCGTTCCTGTGGCCCCCAACCCCAAAGTCATCGTGGCTTCGGTGGTTCATGCGGCCACCAATGGGTCGTTGTTTGTTCGACCCACGTTTGGGTCGGCCCTCGGCAGCACAGACTCCAATGTGCAGATCGGCACTCTTTCCGACGGCAACCTGCTGATCTACAACGCCAGCACTTCGCGTTGGGAAAACGCCACTCTCACGGCGGGCACCAATGTCACCATCACCAACGGGCCGGGGTCGATCACGATCAACTCCAGTAACCCGGGCGGCACGGTCACGAGTGTCGGACTGTCCGCGCCGACGGGTTTTTCCGTCAGTGGATCGCCCGTCACCAGCAGTGGCACCCTCGCCCTGTCGTTTGCTGCCGGATATTCCCTGCCGACCACGGCGTCACAAACCAACTGGGATACGGCTTACACCGACCGACTCAAGTGGGATGGCGGCAGCACGGGCTTGGTAGCTGCAACAGGTCGCACTTCGCTGGGTGCAACGACTGTCGGCTCCAATCTATTTACGCTGACCAACCCCAGCGCCGTCACTTTCTTGCGGGTCAATGCGGATAATACGGTGTCGACCCTCGATGCCGCCACATTCCGCACCGCCATCGGCGCAGGCACAGGTAACGGCACCGTCACCAGTGTCGCCACCGGTACTGGGCTGACCGGTGGACCAATCACCACGACTGGGACGATCAGCTTCTCTGTGGCAGCAGTGGGTACATGGGCTGCAACCCCATCATCGGCAAATCTTGCCGCTGCGATGACTGACGAAACCGGTAGCGGGTCGCTTGTGTTCGCTACCAGCCCGACGCTGGTCACACCCACTGTCCAACAATCTGGGTCCAGTGTTCAGTTGAAACTGGAACGCACGGGTGGATCAGCCGGTTCTGCATGGATCGGTGCTGACAACACAGAATTTGGCATTTACGATTCTGGACCGACGAACAAGATGTTCTCGGTCAATCTGTCCACGGGTGCTGTTCGCGGTCGATCCACGATCAGTGTAGGCGATGTCACACCGGCAACCACTGGTGCCGGTATCACCTTCCCCGCTTCCCAATCGGCAAGCAGTGATGCCAACACCCTCGATGACTACGAGGAGGGCACATACACTCCGTCGATCACGTTCGGTAACGCCACAACGGGACAGTCGTATTCGGTTCAAACTGGCCGCTACACCAAGATTGGACGCATTTGCCAAGTGCAGGCGCAGTTGATTTTCACCAACAAAGGAACGGCTACCGGCACAGCCCGGGTGACGTTACCTTTCACGGCAGCGGGTGCTGGTGCAGCAGCGTCTTTGTATTTTGTGACTGTCACCCACGGAGGTTTCATGCAAGGTTTCACAGTGTCCGGTGACACGGCAGTCCAGTTGCAGTACAACAGTGACGCTGGTGGCACAAGTAACTTGGACAACACCAACTTTGCCAACTCCAGTCGTGTGTCGATGGTGTACGTCTACGAGGTCTAAAATGCTCCAAAAAACCACCGAACTCGATCAAATTGAGGTTTTGCCGAACGCTGTGGTGCAAGTGCGCTGGGTTGTGCGCGTACTGGAAAATAACAGCGAAATCAGCAAGAATTACACCCGTGAGGTGCTGGTGCCCGGTTCCGATGTGTCCAACGCACACCCGATGCTGAAATCGGTGTGTGCTGCGATCTGGACAGACGAGGCGGTCGCGGCATATCAGCAGCAACAACTCGACAAGGAATGAACATGGCTTCGATTGCACCCACCCCGAAACTGCAATTTATTGATGCAAACGGCAACCCTCTTGTGGGTGGCAAGCTGTACACCTATGCGGCGGGCACAACGACCCCCTTGGCGACGTACACCGACTCCACCGGCAACGTGGCAAACACCAATCCGGTCATCTTGGACACTCTCGGTGAAGCCTCTGTGTGGATGGGGTCGGCCAGTTACAAACTGAAGCTGACCACTTCGACCGATGTGGAGGTCTGGACCGTTGACAACGTAGGCGGTTTGGCGACCACTGGTGATCTGAATGCACTGGTCGCTTCGCTGGCGTCGTCGAGCGGTAGCAGCATGATCGGCTTCATCCAGTCGGGTGCCGGTGCTGTGGCGACCACTTTGCAGGTCAAACTGCGCCAAGACTACGTGCATGTGGCTGACTTTGGAGCATCCCCCTCGGCATCCGCTGCCGTCAACACGGCGGCAATTATTGCCGCTGCTTCGGCTGCAACCGGAAAACGACTGGTTTTCGCAACCGGCACCTATCAAGTCGATCAACTGATCGCCACGTTGACCAATGTGCAAATTGTCGGCAACAGCGCCGTCATCCAGTACACCGCCAACGTCGTGGACTCCAGCCTCAAGTTGGTCAACTGCACGATTGAGAACTTGACGATTGACGGCAACGAATACAACGTCGGCAACAGTGCGCTGACCGGCGTGAAAGACAGCGCCCCGATCACGGCGTCTGGTGACTTTTTCCGCGCTACTGGTGTGATCGTCAAGAACCTCAAAGGTCTGCAAGACAATTATCAATACGGCATCGTGTGCAAAGGCTCCACGGTGTCTACTCTTGTCGGGTGCAAGTTTGAAAACATCCGCACCCGCACAGACAGCACCAACACGGGTGGTTTCTGCGGCGGCTACATGATTTATCAGGGTGCTGGCGAGTCCATGACACCCGCTGCTCACACCATCGACACTTGCACGTTTGAGGACATCTACACGCTGCAAAACAATCTGGGTCAGTTGTACCCAGACAGCGATGGTATTCGCAGCTACTTTTACGACATCGGAGGCGGCGATGCGGCGTATGTCGCCGCAGTGCGATCTTCGGTGATCAAGGTGACCAACTGCTCGTTTGTCAACGTACTCAAATCGGCCTGCAAACTGCAAGACGCCAACGCATACATTGAAAACTGCCGTGTCAACGTAGACGACCTGAAGGATCAAGGTCAGCTTGATTCATACACCGGGTTCCGGTATCAGCAAGGTAACTACGTCAGCATCACGAACTGCTCGGTTGTTGGCAAAATGCGCTCGGGTGCATTGCTTCAAGGTGCCAACAGCTTCTTGGAAAATTTCTATTTCGGTGCTTCTCCAATCACTTCGGGCAACTCGCAATCGCTCTGCTGGATCGGAGTTGTTGGTGACAACACGGCATTCTGTGGCCTGACCAACGTGACTTGCGCCTCGACAGATTTCTCGATTGATGTGTACGGCTGTGATCATGTGGTTGCGAACAACTGCAACTTGCAAGGCGCGATTGCCATCATCCACTGTGACCGGTTGCAGATCACCAACTCGAAGCTGAACGACATGATTCAGAACGCGCATTACAGTTCGTATACGCCGTATCTGAATCGTGCTGAGTTCAGCAACTGTGAGATCGTCTACTTCAACAACGACGGGTATTACGCCAACTACATTTTGTCGGCCAACAACTTCGACTTGGTTATCAGTGATTGTGAGATCACTTACTGCCGTGCGCAGTTTGTTGAAACGAGTCAGCCGTTCAAACTGATCATGTCTGACACCTTCATTGACGTGACCTCTCAATATGGTGCCAGCCCGCAACAACGCCGCTTGTTTGACATGACAGCCGCGACCACCTTTTACCTGAAGGATGTGCGTGTCAAAGACAACCGCACTACCACCTCGCCGCAACTTTTGGTGTACGCGAACTCCAGCAACGAGAACATCGTGGTGGACGGGTTTGAGTTCACTGCGAACGCATCGAGCAACTACACCACGGGTTTTTATTTGGCACCCTCTGCCAACAACATTGAACTGCGCAACCTGACGTTCAATGATCTGCCAGCCAGTGCCTATGCTCTTGATATCTCTCAGAGCACCAACCCTTGCGTTGACACGCTGCGTTGCAACTACACGACTGCCCGGGTTCGTTTCTACGACAATGGTAAAGCGATCATCAACATGTTCCACGGTACGCTGACTCCCACTCCCGGGCACATCGTTACCGGTGGCACGGTGACGGTTTCTGAGTACAACACCACATTCCTGTGAGATAGGGGAAAACCATGACCGTCATCGTCAAAAACATCGTTCCTGCCAAAAGCGTTGAATCGACGCAGACCACGCAGTACACGGCCACCAATGTGACCACCATCATCGACAAGTTCACGGCGACCAATTACAGCGCCGTGGCTGCGACGATCTCGGTCAACCTCGTGACCACTGCTGGTTCTGCTGGTAACACGAACCTGATCACCAAGACCAAGACGCTGTAATTGGT